AAGGATTCGGCGGCAGATCTGAAGTCGATTACACGGTCGGCGCAGAGGTCATTAACGACACCAGCGCCCATACCGGGCGATTTATGCATATCGACTTTTACGAGAACACGACGATCGACGCGCTGGCATCAGAGAACTACACCGGCAACAGTCTAAACGGCGAGAGTATTCCAGCGGGTTTTCATCTCGTCGGCGTTTTTACCAGCATTAGGCTTCAGAATGGAGCCTGTATCGCGTATCGAATCTGATGGCACTTGCTAATTCCCTGAGAAAGGTTGCGAGCAAAGCCATCTCAAAGTTTGGCGGCACTGTGAGCGTCACCTTTTTGACGGCAGGTGCTTATGACACGTCTAGCGGCACGATCACGACAAGTAGCAGCAGTGAAACCGTAAAAGGCGTTTTAGAAGATGTTAATCAGCGTGATGTTAATGAACTTGTGCGTGCTGGCGACAAGCGTTTAACTGTTGCGGCGCAGGATCTGACAAGTACGCCCGAGACTGATGATCAGGTTTTGATTGGCAGCGTGACGCATCAGATTGTGCAGATTGAAACGATCGAGCAAGACAACACTGCGATTGTTTATATCCTGTCGCTAAGGGCCTGATCATGGCACGCATTATCAAGCTGAATCAGATTGCTAGTTTCATGGGCGATCAGGTTGATCAGCTTGTGCAAGCGATGACGCTTGAGGCCGAAGGTCGATTAAAAGAAGAAACACCTGTTGACACTGGAAGGCTGCGCGAAAACTGGCAAACAAAAATCGAACCAAAGCTAGGTACGATCAGCAATAACCTTCCATATGCTGAGCCCGTGATGTATGGCAAAAACTTGCCTGCATCTTGGGGCGGCAAATACCGTACACGGCAAGGCACAAAGCCAGGTTTTCCTGAGCTGATTGCAAAAGAACTTGAAGCCTATGCACGGGCAGAATATGAACGTATCAAGCGTAAAAGCTAATGGCAGCCGTAAACCTAAACACTGTTCGAGCAACAATTGAAGGCAGGCTGGCAACCGAGCTTGCGAGTTCACCTGTTATTCCTGTTGTGTTTCACAATATGGATTACAAGCCTGCGGTCAATGCGTCGTGGGTTCAATGTCTAGTAAGTTTCGGCCAAAACGAATACTTGAGCCAAGGCTTGACAGTTGATTCTCGAAATCGCATCGTAGGCTTATTGCTGCTGAACATTTTCACCCCACAAGGCGAAGGCCCTGGTGCCAACTATGTGATAGCTAAGCGTGTGCGAGACCTTTACAATAGAGTCATCGTGTCGGGGGTTTACTTCGATGCAGCCAACGGCCCATCAGTATTGGCTACGCCTGTACCCGAGGGCTATTTTCAAACTCAGGTCCGTGTGACCTTTGAATTTATCGAGGAACTCTGACCATGGCCACCATTCGAGGTGAACAAGGCTCCGTCCAATTTGATGCCGCAGGAACAACTAATGCCACTGTCGTTGGCACTCGCAGTTGGAGCCTGACCACTACGAAAGAAACGCTTGACACTTCAGTGCATGGCGACACTTTCCGTAGTTTTGTCGGCAGCATGATTTCCGGCAGCGGTACTGTCGAACTGGTTTACGATCCTGATGCAACCGGCCAGGCTGGTTTCCTTGAGGATGTGTTGACCACGGCAGATCCTGCAGACGCAACCTTTGAGCTGTTTACGACTGGTAGCGTTTCCGGTACTGATTCGATCAGTTTTGCTGGCATCATTACTGACATGGAGATTAGCTCCAACGTTGGCGATCTTGTGGTCGTCAGCTGCAGCTTCATTACTAGTGGAACTATTACAGGCAACCTTGAATAATTAAGGATGCTGGATTAAACTTTAGGGCATCATGCTTTATCGTTGAATGCCAGCTCCAAAATCTCGCACAGTCGACTTGCTGGTTGAGGCATTTGACCTTAACCAGCGTCGCAAATTTGAGCTTAAGAATGCAGCAGGCGAAGTCGTAATTGAGCTGTATTTTAAGCCGATCACCCGAGCTGATCGCAAGAAAGCGCAGACGATGGCGCAAAGCGAAGAAGCTTTGGACATCAGCACTTATATGCTTTGCCAGATGGCGGAGCTAAAAGACGGTGAAAAAGCTTTTGCTATGGCGGATGCACCCAAGTTGCAGCGTCAATTGCCTGAGTCGGTATTGAATGAGGTCGAGCTATTTCTGTTTGGCCTTGGTGGTGAAGAAAGCCTGAAGGAAGCAAAAAACGATTAGAGCAGGACAGTTGGCTCTTTTTTGAGTTTCATCTGGCCTGCGAGCTTGGCATGACAGTAAGCAAGCTCCGCACCGAACTTACGGATGCGGAGTTTGTGCATTTTGCTGCTTACTACGAGTTGAAGGGTGAACGTGAGAAGGATGCGATGGATCGCGCAAAGCGAGGTCATCGATAAACTGAACGTATTGCAGAGCGTGCCGTGGCAGTATCCAACATTGAGTTTCGTGTAGAGACAAAGGACGCAAATGCAAAGATTCGTTCGCTTCAAACTCAAGTTCAAAAGCTTGAAATTGCTGTTTTAAAGGCGGGTGGATCCACGAAAACTGCCGGGGCAGGTTTTAAGGCATTTTCGAGTGGTGCCCAAGCTGCTTCTGTTGGAGTACGCGGTCTAGGGGCTGCCTTGGGTGCAGCACTTGGACCTTTGACTGCTGTTGTGGCAGCAGCGGCAAGCCTTACACAGGTTTTTGACGTAATATCTAAGCAGGATTTTGCAGAAGCCAAAGTTCGATCTCTTGGCGTAAGTAGTGCCGAGTTAAAACAAAGATTAGTTGGTGTTAGCGCCGAGCTTTCGGGTCAAGCAAGCGTTTTAGGTTTAACGTCGGCAGCTTACGACGTTGCTTCCGCAGGATTTACTAATGCAGCTGATGCGGCAAATATTTTGAAAGCAGCTAGCCAGGGTGCGACTGGCGGATTTAGTGACATCAACACAGTTGGGGATGCCGCGACTTCTGTTCTAAATGCTTATGGTTTGCAGGCCGATCAAGCGGCAAGACTTGTTGACGGATTTATTCAAACACAAAATGACGGCAAAATTGTCATTGGAGAGTATGCAAACAATATTGCAAAAGTTGCTCCTGTTGCTGCTGCGTTAGGCGTTCCTCTTGAGCAGGTGAATGCAGCCGTTGCTCAAATTACAGCGGGTGGTCAGGGCGCAGAAGTTACATTTACTGCGCTTAAAACAGCATTGTCAGCAATTGCTGCAGGCAATGTAGATAAAGTTTTTTCCGAATTGGGTGTAAAAATCGATAGCTCTACTATCGCTTCGGATGGTTTGGTGGGCACTTTGGAGAAAATTAAATCAACTGGCGCAGACGCAGGACAGATAATTAAAGCATTTGGTACGGAAGCCGGACCATCGATCTTGGCTTTGTTGAATGACACTGAAAAATATAACAAGTTGCTAGAAAACCAAGTTAATGCGCAAGGTGCGGCGGCAAAAGCAGCGTTTGAAGCTTCAGATACGATTCAAGGTCAGTTAACACGACTGCAGACCGCGTTCCAAAATATTTTTAGCGATCAATCCGAATTAGGAACCTTGATTAAAGAAATTTTCAAGATTGCTGCTGTTACCGTTGAAGTTTTTGCTGTAGCACTAAGCAACAGTCTTGCTCCATTTCGAGCCTTAGGGGAAATTGGCGCCGGTGTTGGAGATGCTATCGCTGAAGCACTTGGCATCAAGGGTACTAATGCGGCTTTTGAGTTAGAACAAGGATTCCAAGCCAATTTAAAACGTGCTAGAGATTTTGGCAATTTTATTGTTGGTCTTGGCAAAAGAATTGGTGAAGTAATTGGAGGAGTTGCAAAGGTTGCGGTCAATACAGGAAGAAAAGTTGCAAACTATTTGGGCGGAATTTTTAGCAGTATTTTTGGACGAATTGCAGAGGCAATCAAAGGAGCTTACAATTTGCTCCCTCCGTTTATTAGGAATTTCCTTGAGGAAGGTGCTGGAGCGATTTCAAGAGCTATCGGTGGCGCAGCCCAGGGTGTCGGAGCTTTCATTCAGGAAACAATTGACATTGGTGCTGGAGTGACGGGTGGTGGCGTTACAACTGCAACTGCAACGGAAGACCTTCCTGCAAATCAGGTCAGCCCAACAAAAGGCAAACTTGCAACCGCAAAAAAGCTAACAGAACAGGAAAAACAGCAACTTAAAATGAAAAAACTTGCTGATCAATTGGAGAAGCAAGCATTGGAAGCGCAAGAGCGAAAACGTCAATCTTACGAATCGCAATATGCAACTCTTGACGAACAACGAATGCTGCTTGAAGGCAAGCTAAACGGCAACGAAAAAGAGGTTGAATATGCAATTGCGATGAGCAGACTTCACAAAGAGCATGGAGTAGAGCGCGGCAATATTTTACTTCAACAGATAAAAGAAAATGATGAGTTAAGGGATCGCGTCAAAATCATGGAAAAGATCAAAAAAGAACAAGAAGAGGCTGCAAAAAAGATGGATCAGTTTTACCGTTCAATTGGCGATTCAATTCAGACTGGTATTGTTGATTCGCTAACGGCTGCTGTAGAAGGTACGAAATCGCTTGCTGAAGTAGCCTCTGACACGCTAAGAAGCCTTGCCAACATCATGTTGAAATTCGGTTTGCAGACGTTCCTGAGCGGTCTTGGTGGCAACGACAATGGCGTTGGATTCTTTAGCAAGCTCTTTGGTGGTGTCAGAGCCTCCGGTGGCACTGTAAAAGGAGGTACGTCCTACCTTGTTGGTGAACGTGGCCCTGAATTATTTACGCCTGGTCGTAGCGGCAGCATTGCGCCAAACAACTCCATGGGTG